AAAAAATAAACTTAGATCGTATGAAAGCGGTTATGAACCGTCAAGAACACGAAGACAAGCTTCAACAAAACGATAAATTAGCTAATTTAAGAGCTGATACATCAATTGAGAAGACAATACTGGGTAAGACTATGCCAAATATTGACAAAATGATACCAAGTGTTGAAATTGAGAAGTACAAAGGAGAAAACAGATGACGTTAAACATCAAAAAAGCGATAAAAAAACCTGGAGCGCTAAGAAAATCTCTAGGTGTTAAAAAAGGTAAGACAATACCCGCTTCAAAGTTAAAAGCAGCTGCTAAGAAACCAGGAAAGCTTGGACAAAGAGCAAGATTTGCTATAACATTGAAGAAGTTACGAAAAAAATAAGGAGAAACAATGGCTAAAAAAGAAGAATCTTTTAAACAGTCTGATCTTAACATTCCTTCTCAGAATTTAGAGTGGGATCCGAGATCTGAAACTTGCGCTAATGGAATACAGAGAAACGTAATTCCAACTGGTGATAAAGTTGAGGTAAAAGGAACTAGAAGAATGTTAAAATCTAAAAATAAAACTGCTACTTGGTACTAGTATGTGGTTATCGGCAGTTAAACTTGCTTTAAACGCTGGCACGCACATCTATAAGAAAAAACAAGAGACAAAGATGGCGATGGCTGACGCTCAACACATGGCAGCATCTAAGATGGCCCGTGGGGAGACAGAATACCAAGGCAAACTCTTAGAAGCCCGTCAATCAGATTTTAAGGACGAGGTCGTACTTTGCATTCTCACACTCCCAATTTTGGTGCTCGCATATGGGGTCTGGTCAGACGATCCGGCAGCCATGGACAAGATAAAAGTGTTCTTTGAACATTTCCAAGCGCTTCCGAGCTGGTTTACAAATTTATGGATTCTTGTCTGCGCCAGTATTTTTGGTATAAAGGGTACACAAATTTTCAGAAATGGAAAAAAATAAGCTAGACAACTATAATTAAAAACAATATAAATAGAACAAGGAGAAAAATTTATGAGACAAAATGGTGTTAGATCAAATGTTAGATTCCCATACAAAAAAGGTGGATCTGCTAAAAAGAAAAAACAAGGTTACGCAGCTAGAGAAGATGAGTCTTTAGGAATGAGACGTGGAAAAGAATCTGGTAAAAAACAATCTATGAAGGCTAGAAGAGACGAGTCTTACGGAGCTTGGGGAAAAAGAAAAGCTAAGTTTGGTCGTAAAAACAAAGTTAATAAATAAGGAGAAATCATGGCTATAAAATTTCATTCAACTTCTGGAAATCCAAAAACATCAGGCGATGCTTGGGCAGCTGGAAGAGAGAGACTTAAAAAAGGTGGCAAAGCTAAAAGAAGAAATACAAGTCGTATGAACAGACTAGAACAACTAGGAAGAGTTGATGCGGAAAAAGCTTACACTAAAAAAGGTAAAAGAAATCTTAGAGACGAGAAAAAAAGAGTCGTAAGAGAATTAAAGAAGGGTTAATATGAACAGAAGAGGAATCAACACTTCTATATTAATTAAAAATGGACCAACAAGTGCAGGTAACGGAAGAGGTATAACTCCTCCAACTCCAGCTAGTTCAGGTTTGGCTCCAACTGGTTCTGCTCATGCAGTTCCAATCAATGTAACTAAGGGTAGAAAGTCTACTAACTTTGATGGTTCCACTAAGAATATCACTTTAGTTGGTGCACGATCTAAAGTTTAATGGCTAGAAAAAATATCCAAAAACTACTTAAACAAATGAAAGGTGGGAGGAAGAAAAAACTTCCTACTAAATCTTCTGGCACACTTGCTTTAGAAGGTAGAAAGCATTTTAAACATGGTGGAACTAATTCCATGATTAGACAAGCTCAACAAAACTATAATGGAAGTTTAGTTTCTGGAGACTTGGGAGGTGTTAAAGTAGAAAATAAATCTTTAAAATCCTGGTATTCTTACCCCGGCTTTAAGATGCCTAAAATATAGATGCCTTTTAAGTCTGAAAAACAAAGACGTTATTTGTGGAAAAACGAACCTAAGATAGCTAGAGATTGGACTAAAACATACGGAAGTAAACCAGTAGGAAAGAAAAAGAAAAGGAAGAAAAATGGACGAACTAACACTAATAAGTAAGATACAAAGAAACTTAAAAGAACAATACCAATCAATAGGCGACGCTATGATAGCCGGGGGTATTGACAATATGGAAAAATATAAATATATGATGGGACAGGCACATGCCTATTTAAAAATATCTCAGGATATCTCTAACCTGCTAAATAAGAAGGAGCAAAATGAAAAAGGAAGCGTCATCAAATTCAGCACCAAAGATTAAATATGCTTTGGCAGAAAAATACGAAAAAGAATCTAAGGATCAATATCAAAAAGAAGTAGACGGTTACGAACGTTTAAAATCTAAAGAATCAACTAAATTACCAAAACCAACTGGATGGAGAATGTTAGTTCTTCCATTTAAAATGCCTGAAAAAAGTAAAGGTGGTTTGTACTTTGGGAAAGATACTTTAGAGCGACAACAAGTTGCTTCAACATGTGGATTAATTTTAGAAACAGGTCCAGATGTTTATAATGATAAAGAAAAATTTCCTGAAGGTCCATGGTGCAAGAAGGGTGATTGGGTAATCTTTGCACGATATGCAGGAAGCAGAATTCAAATTGACGGGGGTGAAGTACGTTTGCTAAATGACGATGAAGTACTTGCAACTATAGATAACCCCGAAGATATACTTCATCAATACTAAAACATAGAAGGAGAAACCTATGCCAGAAGAAGAAAAGAAAACAGTTGATATCGACACTTCAGGTCCAGCAATGGATGTTGATATTCCTGAATCCAAAAATGAGGCCGACGTTGTAGAAAAAGAAGTTCCTAAAGAGGAACCTACAATTAGACCCGTGGAAGAATCCACTGAAGATAAAAGAACCTATGAGAAAAAGAAAGATCATGGGACAGATATCTCTTATGAGAATGAGAGAGAGGTAAAAGTAGAGAAAGACGAATTGAAAGATTATAGCGAAGGCGTACAGAAAAGAATAGCTAAGTTAACTAAGAAGTGGAGAGAAGCAGAACGTCAAAAAGACGAAGCTCTTTCATATGCTCAAAGAGTAATGAGAGATAAAACTGTTACTGAAGCTAAACTTAAAAAAATAGAACCTAACTTTCTTTCTGTAAGCGAAGAAAGTATCACAACAGGTATTGAAGCAGCTAAAGCACAACTTGGAGCAGCTAGAGAAGCACAAGATCTCGGCGCTGAAGCAACTGCAATGGCTAAGATATCTGAATTAGGATACAAACAAGCGAAGCTAACTGAGACTAAGGAAGCTCAGGCAGCTTTTGAAAAACAACAAGCGGAGAAAAAACCTGAACCTACATTAGGTAGACAAATGGCGGCAAAAGGAACACCTGATCCTAAAGCTGAAGCATGGAGTGATAAAAACCCATGGTTCGGTCAAGATACAGCAATGACTTATACTGCTTTTGATTTACATGCTAAATTAGTAGATCAACAGGGTTTTGATCCATCAAGTGACGAATATTATGAGGAGATTGATAAACAAATAAGACTTGAATTTCCCCATAAATTTGATAAGAAGAATGTAACGGATTCGACTATTCCACCACAAACAGTAGCCTCAGCGAGGCGAAGTGGGAAAGCTGGTCGCAAAACAGTGAGGCTCACGCCGTCTCAAGTTACAATCGCTAAAAAATTAGGTGTGCCACTTGAAGAGTATGCGAAACAATTAAACATCACGAAGGAGGCGTAAGCATATGAGTAACGATAAAAAAACTTCCCGTGCGAGTCAAACAAGAGAAAAAGAATCTCGAAAAAAAGTTTGGTCTCCACCATCATCTTTAGATGCACCCCCTGCACCGTCAGGATTTCAGCATAGATGGATAAGAGCTGAAAGTATGGGATTTGACGACACTAAAAATGTCCAAGGTCGATTAAGATCTGGATATGAATTAGTTAGAGCGGACGAATACCCAGATTCAGACTATCCTGTAGTTGAAAGCGGTAAACACAAGGGAGTGATCGGAGTTGGCGGCCTAGTGCTCTCTAGGGTCCCAAATGAGATTGTAAAACAACGTGCTGACTATTATGCATCACAGCATAATGATAAAGTCGAAGCGATGGATAAAGATCTTATGAAGGATGAGCATCAGAGTATGCCAATCGATATCGATAGGCAGTCTCGTGTAACTTTTGGTGGCTCAAAGAAATCCTAATATAGAATTTCTCAAACCATTAAAAATATATACTAACCCGTGCTGGAGGTTCCTTCGGGGACAGGCACATTTATAGGAGGCCTTTATGGCAAGAGCTAATAAAGACAGCGCCTTTGGTTTAAGAGCCATTGGCAAAGTGGGTCAGAATAGAGATAACCAAGGTTTAGGTGAGTACAGTATCACAGCTAACGATACTACTACTATCTATTTCCAAGATGCGGTTTCAGCAACAGCAGCAGGTACTATACACCAAGCTGCAGAATCTGAAGCGTTTCTTGTGGGATCACTTAATGGTGTTTTCTACACAGACCCATCAACAAGCAAGCCTACGTGGAGCAACTATTATCCAGGAAGCACAAACGCTTCTGATATAGCAGCTTTCGTAAGCGACGACCCGTATGAAAGATTCGAGATTCAATCGAACAAAGCTACTGCGCACACGCAGTCAGATGTGTTCATGAATTTTGACATCGAAGTAACGGCAGGAGACAGTGCTAACTACGTTTCTAAATCGGAGTTAAAACATTCAACTGCAACTACAGGTACGGCTCAAATAAAAGTAGTAGGTGTTTCAAAAGACATTGAAAATAGTAACATAGGTGCTTCAACAGTAAACTTTGTTGTTATGATCAACGAACACTTATATAATGCCAAAAATAACGGCATATAATAGTTAGAATAGGAGATAAAAAATGGCTATATCAAGAGGACAACTAGTTAAAGAACTAGAACCAGGCCTGAATGCACTATTCGGACTGGAATATAAACGTTATGAGAATCAGCATGCTGAGATATATGTAACTGAAACTTCAGACAGAGCGTTTGAAGAAGAAGTTATGTTATCTGGTTTTGCAAACGCTTCAGTTAAACCAGAAGGTTCTGGCGTAGTTTTTGACAATGCTCAAGAAACTTACACAGCTAGATACACTATGGAAACTGTTGCACTTGCGTTCGCAATCACTGAAGAAGCGATTGAGGACAACTTGTATGACAGACTTGCGTCTAGATATACAAAAGCATTAGCGAGATCCATGGCTAACACTAAACAAATCAAAGCAGTTGATCCATTGATCAATGGGTTACCGCAAACTGCAACTTTCACTTCTGGTGACGGTTCTGCATTGTTTGCAACAAACCACCCAACGATTGCTGGAACAGTAAGTAATACTTTGACAACTCAAGCAGACCTTAATGAAACTTCATTAGAGCAGTCTTTAATAGACATTGCTGCAATGACAGATGAAAGAGGTTTAAAAATTGCTGCAAGAGGAATGAAAATGATCGTTCCACCTGCAAACCAATTTAACGCTGAGAGACTTATGAAGTCACAAGGTAGAACTGGTACAGCTGATAATGATATCAATGCAATCGCATCTATGGGAATGGTTCCTCAAGGTTACAGAGTGAACAACTTCTTAACTGATGCAGATTCTTGGTACCTTATTACTGACGTGCCTAATGGCATGAAGTACTTCGAAAGAACTCCCATCAGAACAGCGATGGAAGGTGATTTCGATACTGGAAACGTTAGATACAAAGCTAGAGAAAGATACAACTTCGGTGTATCTGACTATAGAGGTATCTACGGCGTTCAAGGTGCTTAATAAGTAAATTATTTTGTGGCGGGACATAGTCTCGCCACAATCTTATGATAGAAAGAGAGAATGCACCCTAAAAACTTCAGAATAAAAATTGCGGCCTATCAATATGGCTCAGATTTTGTTATATCTTGCGTAGAAACCCCAGAAAATATAGAAAAGGCAATCCTTGACAAATTGGGACAAGGAGATATAAAATGGGAATATCTTGGAGAAATGAACGATCCCAAGATAAATAGAATAACCTATGAGGAGGTTATAGATGGAAGTGCATCAACATCTACAGGATCTTTACAAGCACAAAAGGAGCCTGGAGTTAGAATGGGAGCAGGAGCATCTTAATGAGGGTAGATATACTCTCAATATGGTTAAGATTGATCATAAGGTCAGAGAAGTAATAAACCATATTAAACAGGCAGAAGCTAAAAAAGAACTTTTGCAGCATAAGGTGGAAGACGCCGCTCCACAAGTTTCCGTAGCTACTTAATAAAAAGCTACATCGTTGGAAAAATCCAATCCACATCACAGGGGCTCTTGCGCTCTATTAAAAACTAAGCTATAACTATTTTACTATACAATTAATTAATTGGATATCGACGCGTATAGTCGACGGCCTAGAGACGATATCCTATAACTAGGAGAATAATTATGGCAAGATCAACGTTTAGCGGACCGGTAAGATCCTTAAGAGGATTCTTAGGAACTGGCCCACAAATGGCTCAATCAATAGGTGCAGGAACTACCGATGGTGGAACTGACATTGCAGGGATTGATAAATATCAAGGTAAAGTAATACAGGTTGGAGACAATGTTACTGTATTTAACTTACCTTCAATCATAGACACAGCAACTTCTGCAGTAGCAGGATCTGATGATCCAAACTCTACAAACAGAGTTGGAATGATGTATGAGTTTATAATGACTGCAAGTTTAACATCATCAAATACTTTCACTTTGAATGCAGGAACTGCAGCGGGTAGAAGTACAGCTGATGTTTTTAGAGGTTGTGCATGGTACAACAATACAGCGACTGATCCAGGAGTTGTAACTGCTTTTACTGCAGGTGGTACTGACACTTTAACTTTAACTGCAACTACTAAAGGTGGACTAGAAGGTGCTCACATAAGATGTAGAGCAGTTGATGGTTTAATTTGGTCAATTGATGCATTCCTAATTGGGAATGGTACATTTGCTCAACCTTGGAGCTAATAGATAAATAATTATTGTGGGCCTTCGGGCCCACGATTAATAATTAAGGAGAAAAAAATATGACAATACAATCGCCTAACATAGCTTCAAGTTATGTAGACACAGAAGGAACTACAGTTCAAGTAGGAAGAACAAGAGTATATGGAGTTTATCTTGATAGTTTAGGAGTAGCTGGAGATTTTGTAATTCGTGATGGAAGCAGTACGGGAACAGTAAAATTTAAAGTTTCAACACCTGCTGTCGCAGAATCTATTACAATTAATTTTCCTCAACCTATTCTATGTAAAGATAAATTGTATACAGCATTTACTACTGAACAAGTTTTATGTGCTACGGTCTTTCATAGTGGTGGAGACAGCAACTAGGAGGCATAAGTGGCTTTTTCAGGCACAAGTACATTCGAGAAAACATTCTCGGTCGATGATATTATTACTGAAGCTTTTGAAAGATTAGGCTTTTTTGATTATACAGGTAATGATCTTAGATCGGCGAGACGATCTTTAAATATTCTATTCCAAGAATGGCAAAATAGAGGTGTTCATTTTTGGGAAGTGGATAGTCATGCTTTCACACTGGCTACAGATCAAAATACATATACTATTTATAGATCACCCTCTGATGGAGACGCAGATGGAATTACTTCAAATTTAAGTGCAGCTATCAATTCTACAGATTTAACGATTCCTATGGAATCAGTAACCCAGATGCCTGCTTCAGGTAAAATTAGAATTAATTCAGAGGTTATAAAATACTCTTCTATTTCAAATTTAAATTTAATTGTTTCTTCTACAGCAGATAGAGGAATTGATGATACAACAGCAGCGGGTCATGCACAAAATGATCCGGTAACTAATTTTGTGGATATGGCTTCTGATATCTTAGAAGCGAGTTATAGAACTTTAACAGATGTAGATACACCCTTATCAAAAATTAATAGATCACAATATTCAGCTTTTTCAAATAAAATTTCAACTGGACAACCTTCTCAATATTGGGTTCAAAGATTTATAGATAGGGTTACAGTTACTCTATATTTAACACCTGGAGCGAATCAAAATAGTGACTTTATGCATTTCTATTATTTAAAAAGAATTCAAGATGCAGGAGCCTATACTAATGAAGCAGATGTAGTTAATAGATTTGTACCTTGTATGTGTGCAGGTTTAGCTTACTACCTGGCTCAGAAAAAAGCTCCTCAAAGAGTTCAAGAAATGAAATTATTATACGAAGATGAATTAAATAGAGCATTACAGGAAGATGGATCACCAGCGAGTGTTTACATTTCACCTAAAACTTATTATCCGGAGATTTAATGGCAAAGTTTGCAAAAGGAAAATATGCATTAGCAATTTCAGATCGAAGTGGATTAGC